TAATTCATCCAAGCAACCATTTTCATTGCGTTCCCATGCTTTGCGGAATTGAATAATTTCGCTGCCATCTGCTCTGATAAAGCTCAATCTGTTGCCTGACTTTTTGAGCAGGTCAGTTGATTCAGCAAGATCAACAAGTCCACTGTACGGGTTCATGCCAGTTTCATAAGGAATCTTAACTTGTACACTTTCAAACGGTTTAGCATAGCGTGTTTTCATAACTTTACATGCTGCACGAATACCTTTTACTTGACTAATCTTGTTGCCATCTTCATCTTCTTTGAGTTTGAGTTTGCGCATTGCAACAACAATACTACTAGCATAGATAAAGCCTTGTCCGCCCGAAATCTTGTCATCAGGATCAAACATATCTTGCGATGCATATGTGTGATTGGTACATACCATGCCCACATTGTAACTGCCAAACATGTTAACAGTGTTACGCACCAGTGCTGTTAGTGCTTTAGGCTTTCTACCCAAATCACCTTTGAGATCACCGCTATCAAATTGGTTAATGTCAGTGGGTGTAAGCAACATACCCAAACTGTCAATTACAAACAGTACCTTTGGGCGTTCGCCGTCGGCTAATGCTTTATAGTCTTTCATGAACGTTGAAATTGTTTTAGCAACATCGTCGATCATGCTCATTGAAAGTTTAAGCAGTTTGCTTTCATCTGTGTCGACGCCCAGTGCTTGCAACCACGCTTCATCTAGTGCGTTCTCACTGTCAATAAGCACAACAAAAATACCTTGCTCTTGTGCTGCCTTTACAATATTACCCGATGCAAAGTAACTTTTGCCTGCACCAGATTCACCGGCAAACACTGTAACTTTGCCTAACGGTACTCCTTTGTGGAAATCTCCTGAAATCAAATAGTTTAGTGCATAGTTGCCTGTGCTGATCCAGTCTGTAGGATCGTTAAAGCCAATTGACAACCCGTCAATGCTTTTTGTAATGTCCTTGCGGAACTTGCTTACGTCAAATGGTTTTGCCACTGTATTCTCCTAGTTTATGATCGTATATATACAAATATGAGGGCAGGGAGAAAAAGGGAATAAAATCCCTGCCCTCACTGCTAGTTAGGATGCAGACTGTCTGCTACGAATCATAGCAAGAATATCTTCTGCTTTGTTGCTGCTATCTGCTGCTGGAGCAGGTGTTGCAACTGGTGCAGTTGGAGTTGCTGGTGCAACTTCAAAAGGCACTGTTTCCGCTTCAACAACTGGTGCTGCTGCTACAGGTGCCGCTGGCGCCGCTGGTGCTGAGCCCGAGGAGCCTTCCGGTGCTGCCATGCCTGCTGGACGGAAGTAATTGCCCCAACGCTCTGCGTCATAGCTTTGTCCATCAACACTGGCTTCGAACATCTCTTTCATTACTTTAAGAGCTTCTTCGTCTGGACGCTTTGGCAAGAAATCACCCAGATTATACAAACCCTGTGATTCAATTGCTTCTGCTTCCTGTGCTGTAAGTGGAGTCTCTTTGCGAGCCCACTTTGATGTGGAATAGTCAGCGTATCCACCTTTGCTGGTCTTGCTTACGCGGAAGTCCAGGCCACGCTCGTAGTCTGTTGGAAGTTCTTCCAACTCCGGATCCATCAATGCTGACTTGATAGTCTGGAAAATCTGAGGACCAATAATAAAGCGTCGAATTGCTTTTTCACTTTTGTCATCAGCAATTGGGTTTTCGCGCACAAAACCTTGCATGATATATGAACGCTTTTTCCAATACTTGCGACCCATATCTTCAAGACTTTTGTCTTTAAACCATGTGCGTACTTCTGTGAGGATTGGACAAGTCTCGCCCCACATTTCAATACAAGGAATCTGCACCTGGACGCTTTTGCTATCCATTTGCCCTTTAACACCATTGAAAGGAAGTTTGATCATTGCACGTTCAATCCAGAAGAACGTGTTGTTATTATCCGCATCAGGAAGGAAGCGTAGAGTTGCACTATCGCCTTCGTTCATATTCCAATGTGGGTAAATTGCGCCATCGCCGCCGGATGACTGATTGCCTTGTCTATTATCTGCCGCTGCAAGGCGTGCGCGGATTTCTGCTAATGAAGCCATTTTATTTCTCCTATGTGCCTACGAGTAGCAACTACTACTCTATCATTTGCCTGTGATGCGCAACTACGCATCTGTGTATAGCCTAACATACACTGTACTACAGTATATGCGCTTTTATTTAGTCCGTCAATCCAAAACGGCAAAGTTTGTTTAGTCTTTAGATGTGGAGTAAATATACACATGAACACGTTTAATATAGCATCTAATTTATGGATAGTCAAGGACTGCTTTGATCCAGATACAATGATCTGGCTAAATGACATTAAGACCAATATGGACAATCGTTTTAGTGTTAGTCGTCCTCATCTTAGATTACTGTTAGATAATGGAAAAGATCATCAACGACTACAGCAACTTGGGTTAGATCTTTTGCCAGGTCTGAACAAGCTAACAAATTACAACCTAAACTTTATGATTAGTAAGTTTTGGTTAGACTTACCGGGTTTTGGTTGCCAGGTGCATCATGATGCACCAGATATAATTGTTACATTGCAGGTCTATATTGACAGTGATGGAGATACTGTAGGTGCAGAATTTTTGCACGTTGATCCAAGTATACAAATTCCAATTGAACCAAATTGCGGTTACTTAAACTTAAATACAGATCTCAAAGAACACCAGGTTATTAGCAGTAGTGGAACACGAACTAGTGTAGTATTCCAGTATAATGTTACTGATAGTTAAGCCATAGTGTTTCGCGAGTGGTATTTTCTGGAATAGATGCCATCATTCCATTATAAGTTCGCGGATTATTGCGATATGCAATTGCACTAAATGGTTCGTGGTTAACAAACTGAACTTCCGTGATTACATCAATTTTGCGCGGAACTTCATGATCTGCACAAACAGCATTGTTAACTTCATCACTGGTGCAAAATGCATAGTGGTTGCAAGGAGCCATTTGTGTACACAACGGAATCTGCACTTGTGCTTTAATATCAGGATGTAATCGATGCATTTGAATTCGAGCCAACGGTAATTCGACACTTACATATCCTACTTGAGGTTTCAGTTCTACGCCCATTAGTTCACTAAAAAATGGTGCCCACGTTGCACAAACGTCGTTAAGCTCGCGAGTCTCACTCCAGTCCGTTAGCAAACGGTTGTCGTAGATCATTTTGAGTGCATTGTTTTCTGCTTTGCGATATAAATTTTGAACAAAATCACGTTGTTCTTGGGGGAAGAAATCCCTAATCAGCCATAACTGATCAGGGATAATTATTTCTGGAGTCATGTTATCCTCGAGCTAGTTGTAGTAGTCTGTCTAGCTCTGTTTCTAACATTGGATCACGTTCTGCTTTTAATGCTGTTTTTCCTGTGTCAATGTCAATTACTTCTGTCATGTCTTCGTCGTCTAAGTCTTGCTCTTCACTGTTGCTAATATTGTTTGCTTCTTCAACGCTTTCTTCTGTGTCATTCATATCATAATGTCTACGGAAATCTGCTACGAAATCTGCAATTTGATCGCCGCTCAAATAACGGATTAGTTCATCAATGAGTGCTCTGTGTGCATGACTTGGACACTCGCTGCCGGCAAATTCATCTTGTAGTTGATAAAATGCTTCAGCACTGTCGCCTACTGCTTCTACCATTTCGCCGCTTTCTACTGATTCAGTCTTCTTACGCCAGTCTTCTTTATAACCATATGGAAGATCCTTCCAACTCTTGCCTGGGTTCGCTTTTTCATATGCTTCTTTGGCACGTTGTTCTTTGTACCAAGCATCGCCTTGCGACTTACTTTCATCAGTCTGTTTAATACCGTTTTGCTCTTCACTGTTGCTAATATTGTTTGCTTCGTCGAGGTCGTTGTCGCCGCCTAGTCCCATTTTTAAACTGTCTGCTTTGCCAGTGGCTGCGGCTGCTTGCTGTGACTGATAGTTGCCTGTTTGTGCTGGCTCTTCCTGTGTTGGGTCTTCGTTAACTGATTCTTCCATTTGTCTGCGGATATCATTGATGTCTTTATCGTTTATACCAGGGTGCATCTTTTTGATTTCTTCGTTGCTGTCGCCATCTGCAATCATTTCACCAATGTGTTGATGTAAGTCGCTCATAGCACCTTCGCTGACTGACTCATCAATAACAATGTCAAAGTCTGCAAGTCTTGCTTTTACAAGATCTCTGCAATCTGCATTTGGATCTTTTTGACTTAGTACATAGATATCGTCGAATAGTTCATCATCGCCAATTAGATCGTATAACTGTTCTGTTGCATACTCGCCGTCGGGTCCACACTGTAGCGGCTCGCTCATTAACTCTTTTAGCTTTGTCATTTGCTCTTGCGAGTCTGGCAATGCCCAAGTTCCTTCAGTGATACGGTCAGCCCACTGTTCAAAAATGTCTGCTTCTTTCATGTTCTCTTCCTGTATCTTTGCTAGTATTGGCAGTGCCTCTTCGATGCGAGTATCAAGAGAACTGTTAACAAAAACTTCTCTTACTCTGTTCACAG